GAGAAAGGTGTAAATTATTTAAACTCTAAAGTTCCAACTAAAGATGTTGGGAAGAAATTAGAAGAAGTTAAAAAGCAATTAGAGAAATCAGGGGTACCTGATTGGATAACTAATAAATATATGACTGCTAAAGGCACAGTTCAACCATATTTAGGAAAAGTTAAAGAACTAAGTAGTGATATGAAAGAAGAATTGGCTGAACAAACTGCTAAATTAGAAAATTTAAAAACTTCAAAAATTGCGGGCGAATTAAAGACTGCAGGTGATAAGACAACCAAAAAATTAGATGAGTTAAAATCTGCTGTAATAAATAATACAACTATTGTTATAAATGCATTTAATAGTACTGCATCTAATATTGCAAATAGTGTAGCAAGTGCAACTAAATCTGGTGGTAAGATTGATACTACAATACATGATATTTCAAAAGGAAATATTTAAGAATAGGAGGAATTGTTTAAATGATAAATTTACCAAAAGTTATAGGCCTTCCACCTGTTGAATCTGGTGATGATAAAACTAAAACAAAAATACAACAATCTTTTCCTATAATGAGAGTATATCCAATGGAACCAGATTTTGGTAAAGCCTTACAAATATATAGATTGAAACCATCAATGGCTCAATTTAAAAGTATTCTAAATAAATATGGGTATAACTTAAATTCAGGTTTCCAATATTTAGAATTAGCATTTATAAATGAAGGTTCTATAAGTGAATCGTTTAGTAGTGATTTTGGTGATTCATTTGTAGAAAGTATGGCGAACGCGGTAAGTGATAAATTTTTAGATGCCAGGCAGTTGTTAGGAGTTGGAAGTGTTCAGGATATGGAGAAGAAAATAACAAATGGATTAAATACATTGGCTGATAAATTACCAGTAGGTGGAGATTTAGTAAAAGCCGCGGGAGAAGGGGCTACTAAAATATTACAAATGGGTGAATCCAATAGTTTAACTAGATCATTAAAAAATGTTTTAATTGGTAATAAGATTGATATGCCATCTATCTGGAAAGGTTCATCTGCATCAATGGATTATGGTGTGACTATTAGATTATATAATCCATATCCCGGAAATGATGAGATGTTTGAAAAGTACATAGTAGGCCCATTAGTAGCATTACTACTATTTGTTATGCCAAGATCAAATGATGGTGTATCTTATAGATGGCCATTTTATTGTAAGATAGAAGCACCTGGTATGTTTTTTCTTAAATATGCTGCAATTAAAGATATGTCAATTACTAAAGGTGGTGATTCTGCTGCTTTTACATATGATCAACGACCTACCTTAGTAGATATCAAGTTAACATTTAGTGAATTGCACAATGTTAGATTAGTTATGGAAGATGGTAGTGCAAGTGATAGTGGTATTCCCACATTAAAAGATTATATTGATAATATATTATCATTTAAAATGTCTTCATTAGATGGACACTATACTCCAGAATATGTAAATAACTATGCGACTGGAAGTTTTGCTGAAGATGAAAAGTTAGCTACATTAGCTAAATTAAAGAAGTCACCAACAACTGATCAACAAAGACCCAAAACAAGAGTTGCCACTGCTGCAGCTGATACCACACCTCAAATAAAGAAAGCAACAACAAGTACACCACCTTCTATTGAAAAAGTTACAGAGGAAAAAATATATGGTATTCCAGTAAGTCAATTAAAGGACTATAAAAAGAAACAGCAACAACAAGAGACTCCAGAGGAGAGAGAAAAGAGGGTTAAAGACTACATTTCAAAAACTTCACCTAACCCATATGGTATATCAGATGAACAATTAGCTCAGATAAAACAAGCACAAAGTAATCAAACACAAGATGCTACTACACAAACACCAACCAGAACAGATACACTAGATGTGAAAGCACAAGAAACAATAGATAATCAAGAAAAAACAAAACAATATGAAGACACAAATCCAAATGATAGTATAACAAGAGTTGGTAAGAATAGTTATATGGATCATGCCAATAAGAAGATTGTAATTTCAAAGAATGACCTAGAGGGAGATTATATGGTCAAACCATTGGTTGAAAAATTCAAAAAGGAATATCCAGATTATACTGTAAAAGTAATTGCTTAATTTGTAGTTACAAATTTATGCAGATATAACCCTAAATACAATGCAAATGATAAATTAAAATTAGTTTTACCACCAGTATTTAATTTATCATAATAGTTTTTTAATATTTGGTTACTATCTATAATTTTTCTTATTAAATCTATAGCCACTTTCTTAAAATATATATCTTGTTTTGTATATTTAATTGACATTAATTTTCTTATAAACTTTATAGTTGCAAATTTATCCGAAAATATTGGAAATATATCTTTGACATCCTTTAACATAATTGTATAAACTTCTTTGATTTCATCAATTGATCTATTGTGTATTTCATTTATTAACATTTCTAATTGACTTCTTTTAGTATATGTCATTTTATTTATTAAATCAATTAGAGTTACATCTTTAACTCTATAAGTTATTATTTGGTCAGTTACCTTATCTATTACACTATCTTTGGTGTTCAAATCTAAATTTGTAGTAGGACCAACATTACCTGTATCATTAATAGCTTTTCTTTCTTTATATGCTTTTAAGTATGCATTATAGAATGATTTGATGCTTTGATTTAATCTATGTCTGCCTTCATATATCAATTTAAATATTCCATCTATATCATAACTCATTATTGCTTGCCTATATTTATCACTTAATTGTGTTGTCAGATAGACAATTGCTTTAGATGGACCATTATATTTAACAAATAAATGTTTTTTACTTAAATAATCTGTTGCAGCTAAAAAATTTTCTGGAACACATACTGTTTTGAAATATTTATTCATAAGGTTACAATAATTTCTAATTAATATTAACAACATAGCATATTGGAATCCTTTTAAATTAGAACCTTTACTATTTCTAAGGTTAACTAAGCAAACTAATATTAAGAAATGTGTCCTATAATCACTTGCTAATAATAACTTTTTAGAATTAGTTTCTAATTTTGATTTAAATTTTTCCACAACACCTTTAATATCATTTTTGGTTAAATGTGTTTCAGTTATTAATTTATCTATTTCAATAGTCACATTTGGAAATTTACATGGTTCAGAAATATCTACTAATAATTTTTTATCTAGATTATTAATCTTTTCATTTAAAACATCTATATTGTTGAGTATCTTTATTAGTACGTCTTTTGTATCTGTAGACATAATTATTTCTTCCCCTTAATTGATTTTGATTTATTCTTATTGAGTCTTCGATTTTGTAATTGTATTTTCATTACAATCTCATTTAATTTTTCAAATCCAGGAATATCTGTCCATTCAGTTTTTCCTAATTTTGATATTTTATCATATGTTAATCTTAACCCAATTGATTCTTTTAATGCAACATATATATGTTTGTCCATTCCCAGTTGACAATTTGGATTTTTTATTTTTGGTGGTTCTGATAATACTATTTTTGGATACATATTTGGAAATAATAAATCTCCACTTTTATTAAAACAATAAGCATACGTATAAACAAATTGATGTGAATTACAATATACTCTTATTTGTGTATCTGGTTTTATACCATTATCAGTATTAAATTGTATTACTACATCATACCAAACTTTTTCTTTCTTTAAATTTTCTGATAATATTTTCCAATGTACATAAAAACAAGGTTGTTCAAATTTATTAGAGTAAGGTAGTGTATATGATGCTGTAATCAGAGTCTTCTGAGTTGCTCGTCTATACTCTTCATATTTTCTTAGTAGTATACCTCTATAACCAGAAACAGATACACCAGGTGCAACATTATTCAGCATTTGCCTTACAGTAATCATAATTTATAAACAACCTCTTGTTATCTATTTTATGTTTGTTCTTGTTTAAGTTTATGAACAAATTAAAAATATTTATTGTTATAAGGAGAATATGCTATGACTACAGAAGAAATGATTGAACAAATAATACAAAGAATGAAAGAAAAATTTCAAATGAATGATTTTTGCTATCCTGCTTTTGTTAAAAAATCATTCAATAAATTTTTAAGAGATGAAATATCTGCTGCTACATCTTATATTAGATTGGCACAAAATTTAAAAGATAAAGAGTACCAAGAAGAATTATTGGAACATGCAAAAGAAGAATTTGAACATTACCAAGAATTAATTGAATTTGCATACAATCATGGTTTTGGTGATCAATTAATAATAGTTTTTGATAATGATGTTGTCAATCCATCAGATTGTTCCGATGATACACAAATATTACAATTTGTTCAAAATTTAGAAATGAAAGCAATCAAAGATTATAAATTGATGGCATGCTTGGCAATGAAATTTAAAGATCTTGAAACTCACCAATTTTTTATGGAATTAATGAAAGATGAACAAGATCATTTTGATGATTTTGCAAATAAATTAGGACAACATAGAGAATTGGGGGCATAAGGTAAGGTTGTATCACAATTTGGTAAAAAAGATTAGTTAAAAAATAGAGGGGTCAATTGCCCCTCTTTTGTTTTTTAAAATGTAGCAATTCTTCTTTTTTGGACTTCTCTCATTTTTATTTCTATAAAATTTCCTAATAAGTTTCTAACTCTATCTTCCCATGCATAATTAATCATATGCTGTGTATCTATTACAAAGTAATCTGGTAATTTATCCAATTCTTGAGGAATTACAATAACATCTAACATTTTATTTCCCAATTCTGGAATATTTTCATTTTTAGCCTTATTAAAATTTTCTGTTATCTTATTAGGAGCTTTTGATGGATCTATACCTTTTATTTTAAATAAATATCCTTTTGTACCAGGTAGAAAATAATTGTATTCTAATATATTCCACCAAACCATTCCTTTTATATGTTGTGGAATTGTTTTATAATCATCCATATCTTTGCTAAAAGATACAGGACGTGATACTCTAACATCTCCATCTAATATTAAATTCATAAGTTCTCTTTTTGTTTTATCAACAAAATCCAATAATTTAAAAATATCAATCTTATCAGATTTTAATATTATGTCTAACATCTCTTCCAATTTTTCTTTTGTGATTCTTGGGAAGTCAGATCTTTTAATTTCCAATCCTTTTATATCATATTCATCAACCTCAACACCTTCTTTATTTATAATATACAAAGCATATTTCTTTTTAATTTTATCTAGAAAATATGCACTTTTCGCAATAACTTCTTGTTTTAAGTTTAAGGTTATCTCATCTAAATCTACGTTATGTATTTTATTAGCCAGCTGAGGTATAAAATACGTGTTTAATAGATTTTGTAGCTTGGGAACTATAATATTAAGGATTATATCTATCCTATCCTTATTTACCTTATTTTCGAGTTTACTGACTATTTCATTCAACTCTATAAAAATAGAGTCTGTATCTATATAAATAACTTTTGTTGTATCAACATCTTTCTCATTAAATTCTTTTACGAATTTTTCATAACTATGTTTTTTAATATCCATTATTTGTTTACCTCCGTTAAAAGAATATCCAAATTATTAGTTAGTTTTATTACTTCATCATCAATATTAATAGCACACCATTTAATAGCTTCTCTACCTGATATAGTAATTGATCTGGCCATATGTATATTAAAATATCTACTAAAATTAAAACCTAAAGCTCCATATATTGAGTTTGCAAGAACTTTAAAAGCTAACTGATAGTTATTATATGTTTCTCTTTTTTGTGTATCTTTATTTTTAGTAGCATCTTTCATTTTGTTCTTATAAATAACTCTTTGTTCCAACAATTCAGTAACTATATTGTGTAAGATTGATTTCTTTTGTTTGTGGGATAAATAGATACACCCATTAACTGTCATTATTTTATCTTTCATAAATTCTTCAAATGTATTATATGGAATAGTATTTACAATTTCATTTTCTAATACATTTGTGTACATAGTAACATCTTTATTCTTTACAATATCTTTTCTATATAACCAATTAAATGCATAGTCCTCATCTACTCTTGAAATATATGTATCTGGACCTATATTATAGGTTCTAATTAAATTCGGATATAGTGATGTGAAGTCAAAATCTACAACATATTGGAATAATCCACCTTTAGGTGTTTTAACATATGCCCCTAATAAGTTACCATCAGTTTGATATTCTTTAACAAAATTTCTAACACATTTGTTTACTGTCTTTAGATATGAAACAACTAATGTATCCACCATTGTTGATACACTTAAACCACTTGTCCAAGTACATTTAGCAATCTGTCTCATTGAGTTTAATAGTTCAATATGTTTGAGTTTACTATTAAGTCTAACAATAAGATTTGTATCTTTAATATTATAAAGTATAAATTTTTTAATATTTTCTATATATAGTCTATCCAAATCTCCTTCGTATTGTATCTTATCATCTTTTAATTCTAATCTTGCTATAAATGAAAGGGAATATGATTCTCTACCTTCAAATGTAAATCCTTTATATAAAGACATCATATCTAAAATTATTAAACCAGGGAAATCAAAGAAATGTCTATTCATATCTACATATGATGTTTTTAATGGAGAAATATGATTTGGATCTAATCCTAATTTTAACATTCTATTATAAATATACCCAATATCAAATGATATGTTCCATGCAGTAATTACATCTGGTTGTAATACATTATTTATCATATTTATAAAATGTTTAATAAGATCTTTTTCATCTGTAAAAGTATTAATTTGTAAATTATTTTTATAATCATGAAGATCTTTTATATCATCATCTAAATCATTAAACAAGTCTTGTGGGCTATCTAATATTTTCTTATTTTCAGGATTATCTGAATTTAGTAATAAGTTCAAATAATATTTACCATCAAAATAATAAGATATAGCGTTTATAGGATATTTAGCTTCTTTGGGATCTGGAAAACCTAAATATCCTTTTCTATAAACTTCAATATCAAAAAACATTATTTTAGGATTATCATATCGTTGATTAAATTGACTTAAGAATTCAATGGTGTGTCTATTGGCTAATGATAAATCTCCTTCATACAAATATTTTGTATCATAAGTATTTCTATTTTTAGTATAATCATTATAATTAACTAAATGTAACCTAGATTCATCTATGTTTTCTATAAATTTACCATTTTTATTTTCCCAAAAATAGTAGTTATTATAATCATCATATTTTTTAATAATTTTTTTACCATTTTGATCTCTAAAAATATAATATGGTTCACCATAAATGGTGTGTACATCTACAAGATATAGATCATTATATTCTTTAGGATAATTAAATAAAAACCAATTATTTTTTGGTTGAGATTCTTCTACATTATTATAATGATCATTTATTTCTAAATTAATATTAAGATTTTCAAGATTTTCAGTATTTTTGTTATCATCACTATTTATTGTAATAGGTGGCTCTTTATCTTCTAATACATTGACTAATGAAGTAAAGGATAGATCATATCTAGATTCTGGAAATGCATTCCTAATTATTGCTGATGGGTGTAACATTGGTACTATTTTATATTTTCTATTATTTTGAGGATGAATCCATTCTAAAACTGTTCCATCAATTTTACTTATTTTTAAATCATTGAACCCAAAGGTTTTTAATGATGTGCTACCTAATAGAACTATAACCTTAGGATCTGTTTTATCTATTGTGTATAATAAATTACTATTACAACAATCAATAGCTAAATCGTTTGGAGTAGCATTATTATCTGGGCGACATAAGCATGTATTAGTCATAAACCATTTAACTTTTCTTGGTGTTAGATATTTTGAAATAAATTGTCTTAATTTTTGTCCAGATCTTCCAATTAATGGGATACCTTTTTTGACTTCATCTGCCCCAGGTGCTTCTGCAATAAATAATACATCAGTTTTGCTTATATCAGTTTTAACATTCGTATCAAATAAAACTAAATCATTATTGAATAATGGGCATATTTTACATTTTTCATTAGATTGACTTTTTAAAAGATCTTTAAAATAATTTATAATTTCATCAAATTTCATCTTTTTGTTCTTCTCTTCTTCTTTTCTTTTCTTTGCTCTTTCTTTTAATGATTTTTTATCATTTTCATCAATTATACCAGTAACATATAAAACTTCAATTACCTCATCATTATCAGAAAAATTATCTAAGATATAGCGAATTTCATCTCTTTTGAAGTGTGGCAATTTTTGTCTTACTTTATCAATATTTTGCTTATCTTCTACTTTTTTATAAGGTATGTATAATAGATCTCTTTTTGTAATATTGAAGTGGTAACATAGTTCTTTTAATAATTTTAACGTATCCTCTTTATCAAGAGCATGTATTGAAAAATTATTTAAATGGGTGTTAATAAAGTGACAAACTTTTGGATTTTTAATTAGATTCAGTAGGAAATATTTGGATGATAATGGTATACATTCTTCTGGAATGGGACTATTTAAATTTCTATCAAATAACCATGTCCATAAAAGATTATATGGGTTAACAGGTTTATTAGTTTCGGACATTGTTATATCCTCCTGAGTTTATTATTTTTTCTTTTTTAATTTGAATTGTTTCTTATACGTATGTTTCTTGTTGAATTATTTTGAACTTTTCTTCCTTCTTTTTAATTATATTAAGAGCTTTCTGTTTTTTGTCTGGGTCTTCTATTTTATCGGCTAATTGTTTTTCCATATTAAGTGTTACTTGTGCTGTTTGTGTTGCTACATTAGTTGCCTCTGTTTTATTACGGGTTAATGCAAACTTAAATATTTTGAATATAGATGTTATGACTAATTTTAGTATTTTTATAGCAGTATATACTAGCGCACCACCTATAAAAATTAATATTTTTGGAGCAAATATAAATGATATTATAAGTGCCAAATTTGTTTCGATCCCAACAAATTTTAAAATTGCAAATATAGTGATGAATGTATACACTTGTAGAGTCTTTAATATGAAATGTATTCCAATTATTGTAGTTATACTTTTTGTTTGTTTAAGTTGATTTAAATCTGCCTTCATATTTTGATTTATTTCTTTAATTTTTGATTTATCATATTGGTCACCAATTTTATTGACAATAGATTCTAGCTTTTTGCTATATGTATTGAAAAATGAAGCAACTTTTGAATAGATACTTTCTGTGATATTCTCATTTATATTTTGTGGAACATAGAAGTATTTTTCTACTAATTGTTTGTTAGACAATTGATTATAATATCCCAATAAATTTTCATTTAAAGTTCTTTTGCTTTCAATATCTTCTCTAATTAAATTAGCAATAAAATTAATTTGTCTTTCTGATAAACTAAACATATATTCACCCAGCTATCTTACTATTGTTGTTATTTTTAATTTGTTCTTTAAATAATTAATAAAATAATGGGGCAGTTAATTTGCCCCCCAAAATCGTTATTTGAAGTAATTTATTTTTTAGCCAAAGCAGCTTTAAGCTTTTGTTCTTTTGCATTAATTTGTTGCATAGCTTTAGCCTTCTTTTCACGATCTTTAATCTTAGAAGCTATTTGTTTTTGCATTGATAATGATATGGATGCAGCTTTTTTAGCTTCTGATTCAACTTGATCTTTTGATTCTTTACCTCTTTTTGCTTTTGATGCTAAACTTTTAACAAATTTAATTGTTAATTTGATCAATTTATAAACTAAAACAACAGTTAGTAAAGTTATTGCACCAGTTATATATGGGCCTATTGCTCCAGCAATAGATTTTGCTGTTACTGCATCAACACCTACAAATGTCAAAATTGTTGTTATACCACTTACTACTGCACCATTAAAAGCTTGAAATAAACCAGAGATTTGATCCTTAATTTTACTAAATAAACTTTCACCTTTAGCTTTATCGATGACATCTCCAGCTTTATCTACTATATCTTTAGTTTTATTTTTGATATTATCTACTGTATCTCCAGCTTTATCTTTGAGTTTATCATATACACCATCATTTTTATTTGGTATTAAACTTGATATAGCATTCTTAATAGCTTCTATACCTGAACTTACAGCATCTACTATTTTATCAACAATACCTTCAATAAATTCACCTATTCCTTCATTTAAATTAATACCAGCATCATAACTAAAAAACTTCTCTACAAGTGCTCTGTTAGATAATTCATTATAATATCTCAAATCACCTTCATTAAGAGTTCTTTTAGTTTCAATTTCTTCTCTTAATACTTTTGCAACAAAATTAATTTGTCTTTCTGATAATACAAATTCCATTATTTCCTCCTTTAATTATATAAAATTCTGTAATTAAAAATTTCAAACTTTATTTTTAATTTGTTCTTAATAAGTAATTAAAAATTTCAAACTTTATTTTTAATTTGTTCTTACTTTAATTATATAAAATTCTGTAATTAAAAATTTCAAACTTTATTTTTAATTTGTTCTTAATAAGTAATAAAAAAATGGCGAACAAATTAAAAATAATATTATAATGAGGTGAAAATTCTATGATGTGGTTTGATAAAGAATTATATAATTCTATAGGATATAAGAAAAATTTTGATAATTCCGTTTATGCACTATATAAAACAAATGGTGACAATACCATAACAGAACCAATTGATAGAAATGATTATATATTGGAAGATTTAACAATAACCTTTAACAATAGACCTATAGGGTTAATAAGGTTATTTAGACCAAAGAAAAAGAAAATATTTGGAACATTGAATTGGAACTTTTGTCAAATTTGGATAGATCCAAGAGAAAGAAATAAAGGTATTGCTAAACATGTCCTTGTCAAACTTATTGATAAAAGAAGTCTGCTAGAATATTTAATATTTAGTATTAATAGAAATAATGAACCTTTTATTAAATTCACAAGAATTCTTGGTGCAACAACTTATATTAAAAAAGATTTATATGAAGAGTTGAATATAAATATGGATATATTTGCAATTAAAGTTATTGATGTTGAATATTTTAAAGAAAAACTTAAAGATTCTTTATATGAACAATTTGCACCATTAAAGGAAAGTAAAGAAATGTTTAAAGAAGAATATGAAAATGATATGTTAATAATAAAAAGAAATACACAAACTAAACAACCATTAGTACAATTAAAAAGTGAACCATATTTTATAGTTCCTTATACTAATGATGAAAAAGGTAATACTAAAGTTTTATTGGTAGAAAATGATATAATTAAATCATATAATAATGAGATGGATTCTGTAGATTTTGTGTCTAAAATTTTAAATGATATTCTTGGTATTAAAATAGTAAGAAACTCTGATGAAATAATTAATACAAGTAAATTCGAACCTATAGATAATATAATATTTTATCAACCAATTATTGCAACAGTTAGATTAAATGATCCAGATGATTATGAAATTCTGGATAGAACTAAATACTTAAAAGGTAAAGATGTATTATTATCGAAGTTTTTGAAATCTTTAAATCCTATTAGAAATGCAATTGGGTTGAAACTATTAGTCGAATGTAATAAATTAAAAGAAATGAGTGTGGCTGGATTAACAAGTTATGAATCTCCCGCCACACCTAAAGATAAAAGCAAAGATATAATAAGACCACAGTATCCTGGAAATAATAAAAAATCTCTGTTAACAGATGATGAAGAAATAGTAAAAGATTTGTTAAGCTAAAATTCTAATCTGTATCATTTTTAATAGTATACAATTGGTGTTTAACTATTTTGTTTTTGTAATCTGCATTTAGATAAGGATCATTGTAATAATATGTTTGAAATAAATTATCTACATCCGTCTGGTCTATCATATTTTCTAGTAGATATTTTTCAGCAGTAAATAAATTATCAAAATAAAATTCTTCCGCCATTTTACCCTCCATGATTCTACATCTATAATCTTGTTCTTGCAGATTCAACTCTTACTTTTATTTTATCTAATAAAGTTGTTACTAATTGTGGACTATATGTCAACATTTGTTCAGGTAATATCTTATCTATGTTGAAATCAAAAAGTAAATCTATTTTAGGTTTTAGTAATTTAACATAAACTACATTATCAAGATCTTGAATAAATCTTATTAATTGTGATCTATAAACATTCGAATTAATTCCTTCCATATTTTCTTTAAAATAATTATAAACTTTTTCTCTTATATAATCAGCATAAGATAAAGAGAAATTCTCCAAATATGCCACAACTTCTATTTCTAATGGTGTTTGTATATGTGGTTTAAACCACTCATTCCCATCATAGTACAATAATGTATCCTCTGATTGTATAAATACAGATTGTGATACAATTGGTTCAATAAACTCCCATACCTCTTCACCATTATTATCATATTTTATAAATTTGGCTATATATGTTTCTTTCCTATAGAAAGGATCATTTGTATCAACTATTCTTATATAATCAGTAGTTTCACCATCTTCTAATAGTGGACCATTTAAAAGAAACATGTCACCATAAACTAATGTATCTTTGGTTATTTCACTTCTACTTGTTACCCTCTCATAGACTTTAAATGTAGATTCATTTAGTAATATGTTAGTTAACTCACATTCTGTGCTAACAAATTTATTATTAACATATGTATTAAGCATCCTTATTTGTTTAGTATCAATAGATTCAATAAAATTATTTATTACAACCATTTCAAAATGTTTTCTTAAATCAATCCCACTAGATTCTGCTTCACTTAAAGCATCAAACCATTCCTTCTTTATAAGTGGAACATCATATATTGTATATTTTTTATCTGTTTCATCATTTGGATTTACCCAAGTTACTTTCATTTGAGATCTGCTGAAATTAAATAGATCAAGTTTTATATTGAGGTTTGTTGTGTATTGTGCAATATATTCATTTGCTGGTGTGTACCATATTAAAATTTTAGTATCAATATATGCAAATGGGATATCATCAAATGAGAATTCATAGTAGAAATATTTTTTATCATTAACTGTATCATTTATATATTGGAATTCCAAATCTTTTGTAAAATCTCCTTGTTTTAATTTGGTGGTTATTTGTATTTGGGAAATATCTATAACAGTTTCATCATAATCTACTTCTAAATAACATTTAAATATTCTATTATCATAGTCGCTTTTAACATTAAATGTTTTTATATTAAAAGGATATTCATCAATATCAATTTTATCGACTACTAAATTTAAATCTATATCTCTTGCATAATAATAGTATTGTGTTTCTAGACTATCAAAATCCGGAACTAATTCGAATAATGTATAATAATCAATATTATTAATATTGAATATTGTAAATGGTTTGATTACTGTTGTTGTTGGTTCTATTTCTAAATAGTGAGTAATAGTTGGAGTATATTCTCCTTCAAAATATTGTAATAATGTGTATAAACATATTTCATTAATTTTAACATCACTTCTTTTGAGTACAGATACGGTATCTTTTATAGGTAAATCTATTATTTTAGATATGTTTCTATAATCATCTTCTGAAACCAATCTGTTTAATGCCCTAAGATTAATTATAGCATTTCTTTTTGTTTCTTCAACAGTTTCTTGATCATTTCCACTATGACCAGGATTTATATTTGTTATTTCATAATTAATATCTAATAATGTCTGTCCTGTATACTTGTATAATCGTTGTCCTTTATTCAATTTACCTGGTATAATATTTCCTCTTTTACCAACTATCTCCTTAATTTCCACTTTCATTATACCAGATGGTGTTGGTTGTTTACCAAATAATCCGTTACCAAAATATAGCATAATACCATTATCTGTAAATCTATAAGTATAACCTTTATCACTTGAATTCATTTCAAATAAGTTATTAAAAAAAGTCCATTCTTCATCATTTATACTTACTTTAATATCATATAAATATTTTCCAGATGTTATTGGAATTATTTGATTGTAAAATTGAAATGGTTTCAAATCTGATGGAATATTAAATTCATGATTGGATATATCATATTGTTTCATATTCAAAGATACTGATATAATATCATTATCTTGATCATAATAGTAAGGTAATGTAATTCTACCCTCTGATGTATTAAGTATTACTTTTATTACACTCCCAACAACATCTATTATACATTCATTTTCCAAAATAAAAGAAATTGAATCTGCTTCACATTTAAATCCTTTTGGTATAACTATTTGTGAGTTTTTAATATCTTGTAATTTAAATTGAATTAATGCATCAACCTGAGAAGGTGTGGCCAATTTGGGGGAATATCCAATATATGCAGATAAGTCATAGATTGATTCTGGTAAAGATGCTGTAATTAAATTACTCTCCTTATGAACCATTGTAGAATACATTAGAACATTTGATGTTAAATATGCCAATACATCTATTAAATATCCTAATACAGATGATCTTCTTATTTCTATATCTGATAATTGTAAATATTCTTTTAGATATTCAGATAATTGGTATCTTAGCTCATCACGGGATGTTGCTATGTAGTTTTGTAAATTTTTATTGTTGGACATATTATTTATCTCCTTACATTAAACTTCCTAATTTTTTAGTTAAGTCTGTTCTTATACTCGCAACACAAATAATTTCACTTGGTATTAAGAATTCTTGGAAAAATAATGTATCCTTAATTTTTTCATAATTAGCATCCAAACCTTTAACATATGTTTTCAATATTGTTGTAAATATGTACATATATTTCTTAAAATTTTTGACCATTACTAATGTATTCACATTTGCTAGAAATATATATTCTGCCAGTAAATCAAGATATCCTTCAAATTTTGTTTCTGTTAATTTAGAATATGGCTTGAATTGTCTATATAAATGAATATATTTATCATAAACAAATTCTTTAAATTGTTTCACAGTTGTTATTGATTTTAAACCATCTAATTCAGCATTTTTTGCAAATTCAAGTATTTGTTTTGATATATCAATTATTTGTTTATTATATTTTGTATTTAATTCAAAATAAGTTGTTGAAAAATAAGAATAAAACAGAACTAATTCATTTTCGAATAATGAAAAATATTCTTTAGATCTATTTTTGGATAAATAATGAGAAAATTCATGAACTACTAATTGTGATATTTTGTCATTATATGAAAAATTTAATAAATTAATATTGTTATCTAATAGCAAATAAATTTTATTGGAACTTGGATCATAGAATCCAGCAATTGATCTTTTTTCAAAAGTTTGTGGACTAGTAATACCTAATAAATCATCTATAAAAAATACTTTTGTTCTAAAAAGTAAATGTCTAATTAAACTTTTATTATACCTAGTAGGAATAAGAACTTGATTATCAATATATTTTTTTAATTTGTCTGAAATTGGTGCAGTTTGTGGTTCATTTTTTAATATATTGTACGTATCTTCTTTTAGTTGTGGGCTAGTATATAATGTTAAACCTATATCAGAAAATTTGGCAGCAACCTCCATATCACCAAAGGATAAAAAATCTTCATTTAATACTTCTATCAATTCTACATTAGGATAATATCTCAGTTCCATTTCTTGCATCAAATCTACTCCTTATTAAAATTCTGTATTAGTTCTCGATAATTTTAAATTTGTTCTACTCTGCCAAGTTTGTGTATCTGCTCTTGTAAATTCAATATCTATATTATTTATAAAATATTTACCAGTTAATTTTATATATCTCATATGTTTTGTTTTGAACATTACTATTCTGCCCGGCCACATATACTGTAAATCTATTAATTTTTTTAATGAGATAACAATAGAACTTAAGTCTTTTGTTTTGTTTGTTATATAGTTTGTAAATAATGTATTATCATATTCAAAACCAAGATGATCAAAATAATTTTTATACTTTTGTTTTAATATTGAATTTATTTTTAGATCAAGACTTTTATCAATTGGTGCATGTTGTTGTAAGATATCTGTTTGTAAATTGAATTTATTTTCATTGTATAATTTATCTTTTGGGTATGTAACATATCTTATATTAAATGATTCCTTTGTTACATATTTAGCAGTCGCGTTTTCTAATGATATATTATCTGTTGTGTAAAAGTATTCACCTGTTTCTTGGCCAAATGACTCTATTACTTTTGAATCATATTCTTTATTAAATGAGTTAATACTAACAAATTCCATTTCTATATATGGTTGTATATTAAAAGATTTAGTCAAACTTCCCAATTTCCAACTATTTGTGAATTCATTATGAAATTTAAAGTAAGGACCTTTATATAATCCATAGTAAAAATTTAATTTATCAATTTCTTTCATAAATGATTGTTTTTCTATGATATATTGATCAATAGTATTGTTATTTTCTATTGGGGTAACATAATCAATTGTATCTGTTTTGATATTTTCTATAATAGATTGAAGAGTTTTGTTAAAAAATATTTGGTTTTGTAACGGAGTGATACAAGATTTTAAACTTTGTAATGGAATTGCTAAGATTGTTAACTCAGACCAAACTATTTGTTTATCAGATTCTTGGTTATAAGTATTGTATTTATATGGTAATTCTGATTCATCTAAAATATATGCTAGCTTTACTTCCCATATTGTACTAGGATTAGGCTGTTCTAAAAATACTTGAATGTTTAAAGTTATTGTCATTTCTGGGTTTATATTATCAAAGAATTTTCTTTTGTCTGTATCTGTTTTAAATTTTAGGACATATACAGAGTAGGGGGAGTCGAATAATCTTAATATTTTAACTGCCATCAATTCAGAAGTCATATCAATATCATTTATTTTACATGATATATGATATTGTGGCTCTTTCTGGATATTTATAGGCATATTTCAAATCTCATTTAAATTAGACGTTTTATTTGAGTTTTCTTATTTGAATTCTCATCAATTTTATTATTTACAATATTTAGCAATGTTTCCAAATTACTATTGTAAAATTCATTTATTTCATTACTAATAATAAAAGTTATACCTTTACCATTTTCTTCTTGTAATACCCTATGTCCACCGTTGTCCAGGCTATTTTTTATTATGGTACTCTTTTGTTTTTCTAGGAACTCAGTTACACACTTGATTATAAAATCATTTATAGTAACAACAACATTAAAATCTTTAAATGATATTACTCTTTCTAACATAGTATCAATGATAAACTCTATATCTTTAATGGTATTATTTTGAAGCTTTAAAGAAAATGATATTCGAATATTTTCTAAAATATCTATTATTCTATTTTGTTCTTTTAATTCTTTTAATTTTTGAAAACCTTTGTTCATAAATTATTGCCTCCTAAATGTTATTTCTTATTATTGTATTCATAAATGGTTCAATTAAATTAATGAAATAAATGTGTCTGTCTATTTTTTGCATTAATGAGTTGAAATTAAACATTTGGTATTGATCATATGTTATTGATATAACAGAATCTTTAAGTATTAAATCATACGTATTTTGTTTCTTATTATCAATTAGGAATAGTTCTATATCATTTGACATATAAAAATCATTAATTAATTTATTTATATACTTAAAATTATTAATATCTTGTACCATTAATTTTTGTGTAAAAAATTTTTCTAAACCTATAGTTTTATTTAGAACACCCTTAATTATTGTTTCATTTGTATTTGTATCCTTTGCTAGATACATATCATTTTTATATCCAAATATTATATAAGAGAAAAAATTTCGTAATTCTGGATATATTTTAGTTGAATCATTTTTAACTTTTACAAACGTTCTTAATAGTATCCCATCCTTTTGTATAAATAAAATATCATCTTTATCAATATGATGATCTTCTATGAATTGATTAATTGTTAAGACTATTCTTTCATTGAATTCTTTTGATAAACTTTTATTTTTTAACAATGTTCCAATTCTTTTGTTTCTTTCATTTTTAGGTAACTTGGATAAACTATTATGTATTTTAAGATATCCCATTGTTTTTAAAATTTGTAATGCACATGCTCTGATATCATAGTAAAAACAATTATAGAATATCCTATGTTTTACATTATTGTAAAAATATTGTTTATACACATTTTACCTCTCCAATTTTTAGTTTGTTAGGAAAGGCTACGAAAAATTTCATTTAGTTCGTACATTGCATCAAAGAAGTCTTTAGTATCTTCTTCTGTAAAAAATCCTCTATAATTACCTTTCTTATCTCTCCACCATAATGATCTTCTCTTATCGTATTTTCTTATATCTAAATGTAATCCACCATATAATTTTTTAGCTTCCCATTTCCAATAAGGATAAACACCAATACCACCAATTTCTGGTATCTGATTCGCTATTATAAAAGCTTGGAGCAAACTACTTTTAGGAAATATATCCGCTGCTAATCCTAAGTAGTGAACACTATTTTTAGCATGACCAGTACCAGGGGCATATACGGCTCCTTCTGCTGGTGATATATAAACAGGATGTCCTAACAGTTCTCTGAATTTATCCAGGGTTACAACTAAATCGAATGATACT